TATCGTTTATCTCTCAACTTCATCAGATGACAAGATTTATCTTGTAGGAGAACCTTCTATAAGAACCAATAAAATACGTACGCGTTCACCGCGGAGAAAATCGTCGTCGCAACCATCATCGTTACGTATAACTCGCGGAGGCGGTTCTTATAAAAAACGTAGTTATTCTAAAACGAGACGAAATCGTGTAAAAAAATATAAAATTTAACACCCGAATTATATTGAACTATATTTTACCGAATAATGTCATTTTTTTAGTAAAGCTTTCGCTTCCAGCTCGGCATTCTGTTTGTTCCTATAAGCAACGAGCTGATTGTAAAAACTGTTCGGGTCATTTATAGACGGGTTGTTTTCATTATTTCTATAGTGCGTGTTCGTATATTCGTTGTCTGCACTATGGTCTTTTCCAACGCGCACAGTAGACGCGGCACTTGCAGCTGCAGCAAGTCCAGGATATCCGTCAAGTTTAATGGATTCTTTTCCACCGCTGCTGCTCGCATAAGACGACTGTATTTTGAGAAGTGCTGCCTTGTCGGCGGGCGTAATAACTGTGTTCGTCGTTCCTCCCGGATAATTTGAAGCGTTATATGGATCATTATCCCCGCTCTGGTCAATTATGCGTGTAATTTCACTTATTTGTTCTGGGGAAAACATTGTTGATGCGTCAAGACCGTTACTCGGTGCGCGCGTGTTAGCATTCAGCTGCGCCGGAGTGGCGATACTGGGACAGAGACCACCCTGCGGTTCAGTCGGACTCGGTCGAATGCTGTAAATGGATTCACCTTGCGCGCTAACCGAATGTTGCAAAAACAAAACCGGACACTTTATGCCATTGCCTCGCAACCAATCCATAAATTCAACATATTCTTCTAAATTTTCAAAACGGATAGGATTAACCCCTGGAACGGCAGCGACTTTTGTATTGTATAAGAACAGCGTGGTTCCTTTCTGTATGAGCATGTTTGGGCATCGCGATTCGCCAAGCATTGGCGAACTGCCAACAACGTCATTTTCAAATCCTTCAATCTGCTTGTCACTTATGTAACCATGTTTGCTTGTAACGTATGCTCCCAACAAAAAGACGCAAAATATTACAAATAGCTTCATTTCATCATTTAACATTTTATCTAATTATCTAATTATCTAATTATCTAATAAACTAATATAATATAATAATTTTAATTTATTACATTTACCAATAAACGGTATGTCGTCAACTGCATGGCCATCACCGTTTGTTAATCCAAGTTCGTATGGCGGAAATATGTTTGATTCGAAGATCGACGTTAAAATGTCAACGGGGAGTAAATCGGGCATTTTAAGCGGCGGAGGTGGAGGAATATATCACGGGTTTGATGGAAATGCTGGATACGACTTGTCTTCGTATCAAAATAATTATGTTCCGCAAACAGCTTCAAATCACGCGGAACATCGTATTCACCCGTATTCCGGCGGAGGGAAAAAAACTCGAACTCGTAGGCGACGTGGTAAACAAGTTGCATCTCGGAAGCGCATGCGAATGCATCGACGAAAAGGACAAACTTTGCTTAAACGGTAAATATCTAATTTAATTCATTATCATTAACGCCCGAACGCCCGAACGCCCGAACCGGCATTTTTAACCGATAACATCACGTATAATCGAATTTATCACCGTATTAATCTCGCTCTTTGAAAGGCTGCGCGGCCCAACCGTGTTGCTTGGAAACGTGTGCTCGTTTATCTTTTTTACAATGGTATCCATGCGTGGACGAGATACCTCGTCAAATAGCATGAAATGATGCGATTGTTTGCTAAATGTGGTAGTAGAAGTATTCTCGACAATCTTGAAGCATCGTCCAGCATATACTCCAACGCGTCGAAATGCGACATCGACATCATGCGCGCCGGTCTCCGGCGAGTTTACATACGCAAAGTGTTCCGGTGATACATCTTTTTCAGTCTTTCGTGCATCATTGCGTTTTTGCCATATTTGAAACACGCACGGAACGTCGTATACCACCCCTTCATTTATTTCGAAGGAATCACCTCTGAGCTCTTTCGAAAGAATGCAATGAAACTTGGTATCGAATGCGCGCGACATGCTCGGTTTCGTGAATGATAATGGAAGGATGAAGGCCACGATGTCAGAGAAACCGCAACATTTTTTTATAAATGCCTTTGCAAGCGATGACTGCTTTCCAAACGGCGGATTTCCGAATGAAATTATTTTTTTCGTTGTCGTTGGTGGCATCCATTCAAGAAAATCCGCTTCTACTATTCCTGGAGCTTTCGGCTCTATATCAATTCCAATTACTTGCGCTTTTTTTGGGGCGCTACGAATAAATGCACCCTTTCCCGCAGATGGTTCAATCCATAGATACTTTGCAGCCTCGGTTTGAGTTTGAGGTTTAAACGTGCCGATAATGTCTCGAACGCACTGAATCGCCACCGTTTCAGTTGTGTAAAATTGGTCCTTCGTATTTTGTCTGAACTTTCCGGTGTCTTGTGCCTCTTGTGTCTTTTTTGACATGTGTTATGCTCCTTTCATATTTCAAATATGATATAATATTACGAGATGTGTTCAATTTTAATATTATATTATTTTTAACAATAAAATAATACACATACACATACATATATATTAAATTAAGAAGTTAATCTGATCTTGCTGCTTCTACCTCCTGTTCAGCTTGTGCAAGCTGACCTTCTAAAACGGCAATTTTTTGTTGTTCTTCCTGTAGTTTAATTAATCCTCTATTTATCTCCTCTTGAGCCAATTCTGCTCTATAAGCCGCAATACCACCGCTACTATATGCGACTGGCTGAATACGCTTAAGATCACGAATTTCACTATTAGTCTCTGCTGCAAGCTTGCGAGCATCATTCAATCTGTTGTTTATGTCATCTCGCTGAGTTTTCGCGGCAATGAATTCGGGAGTATCAGGGTCATTTTCGCCGGCCGTCACTTCCCGATGATAAGGTGCATGATGAGGTCCTACTTGAGTATCTCGCACTCCGCGCATATTAAACACCCATGAGTCACCCTTCTCAAGAACCCCTTTGCCCCATTCGTCTGGTGTACTACTGCTACATAAGCGAGTTGCAGTATTATAAGAACCATATCCGTTTTGCATACAGCTTTCATTTGCTATTGCGGTGTCATTAATAGATTTTTGAATGTTAATACCAGTTTGGGCGCCTACTACTACTAATCCAAGGACTGTAACCGTTAAAAAAGCTTGCCTCATGTCCATGGGTATTTGTCCAACTATCTCTCTAACCGCTTGAATAATATTTGTTTTCGGGTTTTGTTTAACCTCTTCAGTTAGGTTCTGTATTTGGTTCATTGTTCCTTTTAATGCGCGCTGGCCATTTAAGGCAAAAACGTTCGGCGTCCGGCGACTATCACGCACGTTGGTTTGTTTACCTTTACCTTTAAATCCAGCACCACCTCTGGTTTTAATTAAACGTTTACGATGCGTTCCATTTATCCGCGACTTTCGTCGATTACTGCGATGCATATATCTTATTGTTATTTTAATTATATATAATACTATATATAATAATTATATAATAATTATATAATAATTATATAATACTAAATATTACTAAATATGTTAAATAATATTTTTTCATAGTATCGGTTATTCATTCATGAATGAATCATAAAACGATACCGCAAGTTGACTTCTTTGCATTATTTGAATTTGAAATCATGTTAGATGATATTGTGCGTTTCTTAGGCGCTCTGTGGTCATAACCCGTTATTCTTTCCGATTCTATGGTTCGCCATACACGCTCAAGCCGAGGCGCGGCATAATCATTAAACCAACTATGGTTTCGTCTCACGAGCACACAACTGTACTGGTCCAACTTCCAGTAAATGTTGCGTATCCATATGTATTCAGATTGAGCGGGTGATTTATCAAACCGAGCGATTGTGTTTGTAATCCACGCTTCCTGTGTCTCGACATCGCCATATTCCACGGGCATGTATTCATAATGCGGTTTTCGTGTTCTCAAATCGGCGAAATAAAGAATAATTCCGCGTTCGCAACCACAGTCGTCATTCGTGGCAGCATTGCACCGGTTCGCATACGCATAATCAATTTGCACGTCGTCATAATAATCTTGCGCGTCGTCATATTCTTTAAACCGCGTTTCTACAAAATCACACTCTTCCATTCCACACACCGCCATTTGTATTTGCATCTGTATCCAGTACTCCTCTTTCGGAACACCGGTTATCTCTCGATTCACAATATTCTTTATTTCAACCATCCGTCCGAACAGCGGAGATGTTTCGTCTATGTTGATACCATCAGGTGACCCGCCAATAAACGATAGTTTGGGTTCTGGATGTTGTATGCATCCGAACTCTCCAATACGAGTATTGTTTTTAATCTGGTAAAGCTGTGCGCTGAGAAATTCGTATTTTTGACCCCAATGTAATGGCGAATCTACATTTACAAAGCCGTCTTCAGGTGCGGCAACATATGGTTTGCATTTTTCATAAATAAGCTGATTCACTACCGATTCCGTCCCGAACGCTTTCCACGCGGCACTGGCTGTAATCAGCGAATGTCGGCGCGCATACCAGGCATCAGTGCGTTGCTCGGTTTGATTTTGAATCGCTTGCAATGCGCGAACCTTTGCTACCAATTCGGGAGTAATGTTGTTATCCGTAACCATTTCATCGTCGCCAGCATCAACTTCCTCTGAACGCCACGGAGCAAATCTCAATCTATCGCATTCATGCAGATTTGTAAAATAGTATTTCATGCCGTTTTCAATCATACGGTGCATGAGATAATGTGCGCGTTCTGAATCAATCGCATGTGTTTCTCCAACCGAAGCAAACATCACAATTCGTAACTGTTCAAATACATATCCGGTCAATTCATCGTGAAATGCAGGATTACTCATTCTTCCAATATTCTCTCGAACAAAATCGTCAATCATTGTTCCGACGTCTTCAAACAACTGTTCGTAATCCGGATTTTCAGGCACGAGCGAGAGTATGTCGCCGCTATCACATTCCGAATCAAGCATGTTCATGGTATCGCTATCTTCATCGTAGTCACTAATCGCATCACCTTCTTCGTGTGGATTCAAATCCCGTATTTTAAGACATTCATAGTCAAATTCGTCGGCTGCCAATATATTCTCAAGTTCTAACATCGCGCGCATGGTTATTCTGCGTGACGAATCCCGCTAATTACCTGTAATTAACATAAACCATTTATATTCATTTTATTATCATATAAATGGTACTATCGTTATATCATATTATCATTATCGTTATCGTTATCATTATTCAGTTGTTTGACTAACCGACGATGGGTTGTTCCTCTTGTTCTCAGCTTCAGCTGCATTCACTGCCGCCAATTTTGCATTCGCTTTACCGATCTGGTCAGGAGTCATCTTGCATCCATAATTCACAATATAATTAAATGTAATTGAAATTGTCAGAATTCCGGCCATAAGTAGCCAAATGAATTCCGATACAAAAAGTTTAAACCACACGGCTTTCTTAATGGCTTCCACGTATTTATTGTATACGGCAATCGCGGATGGGTCATCGCTGTGCTCTTTTGCGTATTCATTCGGCGTATACATCAACCCAACCGAACTGAACTTGCGAATTGTTTCTTCAACATTTTCGGGTGTGAACTGATTGATAAGGAGAGAATCGTCATCATAAATTTGCTGAAGCGCCTTAGCGACGTCTTTCGCATCCCCATTCGGGGCTGCCGCTGCTGCTGCTCCGGCTGCAGGAGGTTCCAAATTTTTGGGTTTTAAAAGCTCTCTGAATGCGGTAGTAAGGCCGAAAATAGCAGACGAGAGAAAGTATCCAATCGTATTTGAAAATGGGGTAAGCCATCCCGGACGTATCATTAATATGAACTTGATTAATCCGGTGATCAGAATCCACGGAACAAACGTTACCAATGCACCAAAACCCCATTGTTCAAACCCACACACAGTTTTTATCATGCCAATACTTATCATGAATTCCCCAATCAATATTCCGGCGATGAACATGCTGCCAATAACGGGGGTCACGACTTCTTGGTCCCCTCCACCAGTTGGAGAAACGTTCATTGTTTTATAAATTAAATATCCAAGTAGTATGAGTACGTAATACCCGATTGCAAAATTTGGACTCACTTCAATCATTTCAACCAACAACGAAGTGAATAATAACAAAAAAAATAAAAAATAAACTACAATACTAGTCTATGGAAATATAATTAAAATAAGATAAAACTGTATTTTTATTTTAATGAATTCTTATAATATTTACAAATAATTACAATCAAATATATAATACAATAATTATAATTACAATAAATAATTAATAATTAAAGTATTTGCGGATAGAAATAAATGGATAATCCGATATCTTTGATAGAGCCAGGCGTTAGAAGTTTCCTTAAAATATCTCTTCAAAATTGCAAACAGCTAAAGGAACAATACTATAATGCCATATTCAATACTGCTGCGTTTGCGACGTTTATCGCAGTAGTCGGTATTATTTTAGTTGTAAAGTATAAATTCAAACCGTCAGAAGAAGAACGCGAACGCAAACTTCAGGAACAACGAGAATATGTTTTGTCCAAATTGAAATTGGTAAACGCGAAAAACTTTCTTGCATCCAAAAACTATTCACTGGTTGGAGGGGGGGATGCTAACAACAACAACAACATCAACATCAACAATAACAATAACAATAACAATAACAATAACAACGGCAACTCGGGTAACATCGGAAACGGGTCTATAACAAATTTACCATTATGGAATACAACCGCCACAGGTCATTACGAGCTATTCGCCCAAAACCAACTTGAACAACGAAGGGATGAGGAATATTTTATGCGCATGCAATTGTGATTACATAGATGAATAAATTTTAAACACCCTGTTCTGATTCTTCGATGATAAGACGTATTGGATCCGAACCAGTTAGTGGCGCAGACAGTTCAATATCTTGATTTTTATGTTGGAACTGTTGTGTGGGCTGAACGTTACGTTTCAATTCAGAAATCTGTGTTTTGAGTTCACTCGCTTCCACTATACTTTTCATATATAGTCCCTTTAGTTTTCGAAGCGTCTCATCCCTTTCACTCAAATCTGAAAGGCAGTTTGAAAGCATTTTCTGAAGTTGCGTCGTTTTTGAATTTGGCAACGATTTATTTTCGCACGATTTGTCATCATTATCATTTTCATTATGTTCGCCCAGTTCGATGTTTCTGGTTGTAATATACAAGAGAGACCGCTCCAGTTTATCACGTTCGCCTTGAAGTTCTGCAACCTTGGCGGTCAATTCTTTTACTTGAGCTTGTTGCACTTGAATAATGTTGATAACTTGGTCATTGGTAAGCGCAACGGGCTCTTTTCCTTCTTGATGCATTATAATAGTACCGCCCGATGAAGCTTCCTGCTGCTGTTGCTGCATAATCGCGGCCATATTTTTTTCCAATTCTTCGGTTTGTTTTATCACGTCAGGTTTCATTTTAGGAAGCCCGGGTTCGTAATATTTCAACAAACTGTCAAGTTCATTAACAAAGAAGTTTTTTAATGCGGGTGCGCTTTCACCTACGATGAAATCGTCTATCGTTTTTGATGTTTCTTTTACAAACGTGGGATTGGGGCGCTCGAGCAGTTTACGCTTATCAAACGTATTGTGGTCATGCGAGAACACTAAAATTACTTTCATTGGGTCAAGCTGCGCCATGGGAATGCTGTAATCCTTTAAGAATTTCCGTTCCTCTGCAAGGCACGCAGTTTCGTCGTAACGCGTATGCTGGAGAAGTTCGCGTTTGAATGCAAATGTTCCGGCAGTTGCATGATTTGGAGCATATGGTCCGAACTGAAACATCTTTAAAAGATGTTTGAAATAGATGTATATTTCACTGGACCCAGCGCAAAGAACGCTTGGATTGGATGTCAAAACTTCTACCGCATGAGACACGCGCTCCGGCGGATAATAGTCATCGTCATCCATATAAACGATAATGTCACCACACGATTTATCATGCATCAAGTTTCGTTTTTTTCCGAGCGGCATTTTTTCGTCGTATGCATAATATTTCACATTGGGATGGTTTTTCACAAGGTCGTCGATTTTATCGGTTCCGTCATCAATAATAATCCACTCCATTCGGTCTTTGGGATATGTTTGATGATTGAAACACTGAATCATGGACTCTACAAACGGTCGACGATTAAACGTGGGAGTGCATACGCTAACATATGGAAATGGAAATGATGATGGTGGCATTGATAATTAATGTATTGTATATGTATAAATAAGGTAAATAACGCTTTTTATATATGAAATATTAATGTAGAATAAAATATATTTATATATTATATACCACAATTGTAATATATAATATTTTATTGTCATGCGTTCAAACAACAAAACAAAACGTAGAACACGTCCTCAACGTGGAGGAGTAATTCCATGGAAAACATTGAGTGATGTAGCTGGATATGCCATGAAGTTAGTATCTCTCGCTGGATCGGCAGAATCACTTATCCAGGAAGTTATTAAAGCTAACAATTTTTACACATATTGCCAAACAATTAATATTGATAAAATTAATGAACCACTCAAAGAACAGTTTTCAAGAATGATGATAAAATTAGGAAAAAATATAATGAACCTTAGAGCTAATGCGATTGCTCCTAAAATTTTGAGTGCAGCTATGCACATTCGTTCAAATGATAAAACAGAATATGAT